TCCAAAATCAATGTTATGGAGAGAAATGTCCTACTAAGTAAGTTTTTTATAATATCAGTATAATTTGATAAATAATATAAAAATAACAAATAAAATTTAATTATATTTATGAGAAAGAAAAATTAAATATAAAGTTTATTATATTTAAATGGAATATATTTATGAGAAAGAAAATTCGCTTGATAGAGAACTTTGTCAGCAAATAATTAATCATTTTGAAAATTCATCTATGAAATACGATGGTGTCACTTCAGCGGGTATGAATAAAAAAATAAAGGATACTACAGATTTACATTTCATTAGTGAACCAATATTATTTAAGGACATTGACACTATATTATACAATGAATTAAACGTTAATTTGTTTAAATGTATAGAAAAAATTAATAATAAATGTCATCATTTAAATATAATAAATTATACTGATTCTGGTTTTCAAATTCAAAAATACATTAAAAATACAGGAAAATATCTTTATCATAATGACTCGCAAATCAATTTCCAAGAAAAAAAAAGTAGAGTATTGACATATTTATGGTATTTAAATGACGTTGAAGAAGGAGGCGAAACTGAATTTTTTGGAAATTATAAAATAAAACCAATTTGTGGCAAGTTTGTCTTATTTCCAGCAACGTGGACATTTCCCCATTGTTCAAATGTTCCTAAATCATCAGACAAATATATAATAACAGGATGGATATATGAATATTATTGATATTTAATTATATAATTAACAACTGTAAATGGAGGCAAAATTTCCTGTTGAGTAGACGATAAACCCTGTATTCCTCCAGTTTCAGTGGCAATATCTATAATGTAGTTTGAGTTGCCTGCGTTGTCTACACGGTACCCTGGAGTGTTAGTATTTATAATAAAATTGGTATTACTCGGATTATTATGAACATGCTGAGCTAATTGATTCGTAACTATTGTTGAATTTCCACCGTTTTTTGTATTATTAATACCACCAGGACCTGTGTAAGATATAGTCATATTAGAAATTGAATCAGCACCAATGGGAATATGTTTTAACATATTGGGGACTCTAAATCCTGTAGAAGTTGTTCCATAAGTATCTCCTATAACAGAATGTAAAGTACTATATGTCGTTGTTGAAAAAGAAGTTCCATCACACCATAAATAATTTACCGGCAATTTAGTTCCACTATATAATAAAATTGTTCCAACCGGCACAAAAGAATTACCTAAATCGGTTGGTGGTGGTTGCGTTGTCGTTGTTGTTCCTGAAAAATTATAATCCGTTCTATAATAAAGAGGCATAGTAGTAGACATTTATTATATTAGTATAAAATAAAAAATTGAATATAATTTAAAAATATATTAGAATAATATAATTAGATAATATAAGAATATGATAATTCCTGTTAAATGTTTCACTTGCGGTATGGTTATTGCCGATAAATATCGTTATTATCAAACGGAAGTTCGCAAAAGAAAATTAGCAAAAAAAGTTGGAAGTAATTCTGATGAAATTGACAAAGTTGTTTATTTAACAAAAGAATTTCATGAAAAGACGCCAGAAGGAGATGTTCTTGATGAATTAAATGTGAGAAAAATGTGTTGTCGTAGGCATTTCTTAACTCACGTTGATATTGAATAATTTCTTAACATATTATATAAATGACTTCTAGAAAGCAAAAAGTTTATAAAATGGTGGGTTGTTCAAAGAAAACTCGTCGTAAAAAATATTTAGGTGGAACTTCTTTAGCTTATACAGGTGAATCTTCTTTTTCTTTACCTAATCCATATTTAGCTTATACTGGTAAGGGTGGTTCAGCTTCCTCGTGCGGATTAACAACAAATACAAATATTCCGACAAATACAAATGCGGTGAATCCTACTCTTCCTAATACTGGTCCTGTTTCTGGTGGCAAAAATACTATTTTTAATAGTGCTTTACCTCAGCACGGAGGATGCTGTGGTTCTTGTAGCTCTAATGTTCCGTTAATGATGGGAGGAAGAAGAAAAAAAGGTGGTATGTGTCCCACCTGTTCTTTAGGATTTATGACAGGAGGAGCAAAGCATAGAAAAGAATGTAAATGTAGCTCTTGTAAACATGAAATAATGAAAGGAGGGAATACAGGAATTCCTTATCCAGATGGTTTAGTTGGAGGGCCATGGACGCCAAATGTAAGTGGATGGCCAGGTGTAGATGGTATTCCAGGCAATAATAATTATTATCCTGTAAATACTTATAAAAATGATATATCGAGACAAATGGTAGATTTAGGTGCAAATCGTCCTTTTTTAAATATGAAAGGTGGTAAACGAAAGCAAAAAGGCGGAACATTGTCTAATTTTCTAACTCAAGACTTAATTAATTTAGGAAGACAATTTCAATTTGGAGTTGGGAGTGCTTATAATGCGTTAGCAGGAAATTCTGCTCCAGTTAATCCTATGCCTTGGAAAGAACAACTCCCTTCAAAAGTACATGCGATAATTTAATACTTATTTAAATTATTTTTTTCTGTTAATACTTTATAATGGCTCCTTTTCCAAAGTCTTTAAAAGATTTATGTACTCCAGCATCATTATATTTCATTGTTTCTATGATAGGTTTAGTTATTGTTATGTTTCAAAATTTAAGTAACTCAAATAGTTATAATGTTGGTAATTTCTCTTGTAGAGTTCCTAATACATTTTTAGTATTTGTTGTTAAATTCATATACATTGTTTTCTGGACATATATTCTCAATTTAATTTGCAAAGATGGTCATATTGGCATATCTTGGTTACTTGTGCTTCTTCCTTTTATTCTCTTATTTGTTATGATGGGTCTATTAATGATTAATATGTAAATTAAAATAATAATATATTATATATTATATATTATTATGTCAAATAAAATAAAAAATGGTATGTCTTATGAAAAAAATGGTTGGAAATATATATCTATTTTTGGAAACCCAAGAGAAAGAGGATATGCGTATGGTTATTTATCCGCCAAAGATTTTAAAGAAATTCAAACAACATTAAAATTTCTAATGATGGAAGCTTATGGTAAAGATTGGGATTATTTTATTAAGGAAATATCAGATGGTTTTAAAGATATTACTGAAAAAGAGTTTCCCGAACTTTATGAAGAAATGGTTGGTATTACTGAAGGTTTAAATGCTGCTGGAACTAAAACAAATATAAATGAAATAATTGCTTGGAATTTTTATTGCTCAATACCATATTGGTATTCATCTGTTTCTGAATCACGTATAGCAAAAGAAGGAGGTGCGTCTGACCATTGTAGTGCTTTTATTGCGGTTGGAGATTGGACAGAAGATGGTAAAATAGTTTGTGCTCATAATTCATTTACAGACTTTATTGATGGTCAATTTAGTAATATTATATTAGATATTAAACCTGATAAAGGCAATAGAATGATAATGCAAACATCACCTTGTTGGATTTGGAGTGGAACAGATTTTTTTGTAACATCGAAAGGTATTATTGGTACTGAAACTACAATTGGAGGGTTTATTCCATATGAGAAAAAATACCCAATTGGTTATAGAATTCGTAAGGCAATGCAATATGGAAATACAATGGATGAATATTGTGAAATACTTTTACACGAGAATTCAGGTGATTATGCGAATTCTTGGCTATTTGGAGATACAAATACAAATGAAATTTTACGTATTGAATTAGGACTTAAATATCATAATATAGAGAGAACGAAAAATGGATTCTTTATTGGATTTAACGCTCCTTATGATGAACGTATTCGAAATTTAGAAGTTAACAATTCTGGGTTTTATGATATTCGAAGACATCAAGGAGCAAGATTAGTTAGACTTGGCGATTTAATGGACGAACATAAAGGAAAGATTAATATTGATATTGCTAAGAAAATAATTGGTGACCATTATGATGTCTATTTAGAGAAAGATAATAATCCTTGTTCAAGAACAGTATGCTCTCATTATGACCTAGATCCAAGAGAATATATGTCACAAGAATCAAGACCGAAACCTTATGCCCCTCGTGGAGCAGTCGATGGTATTGTTTGCGATACAGAATTAGCTAAAAAAATGTCTTTTATCGGAAAATTTGGTTCATCATGTGATATTGGTTTCAATAAAAATGAATTTTGTAAAAAACATAGACAATACGAGAAATTTTGTCCATATTTAAAAGATAGACCAAGTTATCCATGGACAGAATTTACAATTTCAAATACAAAAAATAAAATGAGATTAACAAAACGAAATAAAAATAAAAATAATAAGACAAAGAAATTAATTTAATTTCAAACTCCGATTGTAAAATAAAAAATTGATTATGAATAACTAATTATATTAGATAATAAATAAAATGCCTGAATTTATTAAAAATTACAACTTTAATAGTTTATACATCTGTTTATTACTATTTATGTATAATATATGGAAATCTAATTATGAGTATATAAATATAATTGTAAGCAAATTATATTTATTAAATTATACATCATTTATTATTGTAATAAATATAATAGGATTATACTTATTTTTGACAAATTTATCATTTGAAGTAAATATAAAATGGAGCATAAAATATAAATAATGAACGTTTGAAATGAGAAAATTTAAACTATATTATCAATAATTAAATTTAAGGAAAAATATTTGGTAGATTTTGGATTAAATTAACAGCTTTAATATTTTTATCTGTATACGTTTTTCTATAGTACATACTTGGATTTTCTAAAATGTTCATAATAACCATTATATCTTTTTCAATATCACCTCCTAAAATAACAACATTTTCAAGATAATTATTTAAATTTTTACAACCTAAGTAAATCGGCATACAATTATACATTAAAGGTGTAATTACCTTTTCTGAAAAATAATGATTACAAATAGTATTTTCAATACAAATAGAAAAAGAATATGTTTCATATGGTTCAGCATCATTAAATTGTCCGATAACTCTATTGTATTTATATTGATTTGAACCACGACCATAAATATCAATAGGCAGATTAAGTTCAATTATTTTTTTAACTAAATTATGACGATATATATGTCCAGGAGCAAATTGTTTTTCACTTACAATAATAGACATCAATTTATTTTTGAACGAAATTTCTCTCGGAGGTCTAGAATGCCACATGTAACCAAAATGTTCTATAAATGGATGAGGTAAATCAAAATTATCACCAATAAAATATCTTCCAACGTGATTTTTAGCATATTCTATAAATTTTGGGGTTAAACCTAAAAAAGAAATAGGTTCAAAAGCCAATCCTAGAACATTTTCTTTTGGTATTTTTAAATCAGGCATAGACGTATTCATAATTATAGCATGCGTAAAATCGTCATCATTCGTAAAATAATATTTTTTATCTTTACCGTAAAAAGAGGATTGGTTAGCATAATTAATTCTTTCAAATATTTCTTTACATTTATCACTTGGGCAAAATGAACAAAAAATTTTAATTTTTATCATTTTTTATTTATTTAATTATTTAATTATTTATTTTTAAATAATAATCATAATAAACATTTTAAAAATATGATTATTATAATATAAAATGGATAAACAAAATATATCTTGGAAATTGATTGATAAGTATTTTAAGGATAATCCGAATTGTTTGGTATCACATCATTTAGAGTCTTTTAATGATTTTTTTAAAAGCGGTATCAAGCGAATTATTCGCGAGAATAATCCAATTAGATTTATTGAAAGAGAAGACCAAAATGATTCAGGTAAAAGAAATGAATGTTTGTTATATTTAGGTGGTAAAGAAGGTGATAAAATTTATTATGGAAAGCCAGTTATTTATGATGATAACAATGCGCATTATATGTTTCCAAATGACGCAAGATTACGTAATATGACTTATGGAATAACAATACATTATGATGTTGATATTGATTTTATATATTATGTTGGAGATGAGAAGAAAACACACGATATGACAATTAATAAGGTTTATTTAGGGCGTTTTCCTATTATGATTCAATCCGATTTATGTATATTGAATAGTATGAGTAGAGAAGTAAGATTCAATGCTGGAGAATGTCGTAATGATTATGGTGGATATTTTATTATTGATGGTAAAGAAAAAGCAATTATTCCACAAGAGAAATTTGCGGATAATATGCTATATATTAGAGCATATGATGAAGATGATACATACAGTTATTCTGCCGAAATTCGTTCAGTTTCAGAGGATTCGTCAAAGCCAATAAGAACGTCATCTGTTAAAATAGTGTCGCCATCTCCGTCTTATAGTAATAATCAAATTGTGGTGGCTGTGCCAAATGTTAAAAAACCGATTCCATTATTTATTTTAATGAGAGCATTAGGTGTTATTTCTGATAAAGATATAATTAGAACTTGCTTATTAGATTTAGAAAAAAATGAGTCGATGATTGATTTATTCATACCATCAGTTCATGATGCTAATAAATTTTTTACACAGCAAAATGCTCTTCAATTTATTTCGCAATTAACAAAAAGAGGTACAATATCAGGAGTTATTGAAATTCTCTCAGATTATTTTTTACCACATATAGGTGAATTAAATTTTTTGGAAAAGGCATATTTTGTAGGTTACATGGTTCAACGTTTATTAAAAGTATATACAAAAGAAGCCAAACCAACTGATCGTGATAATTTTAGATTTAAAAGAGTAGAACTAACAGGAACTCTGATTTATGATTTATTTAGAGAATATTATTTAATTCAAAAGAAAGACATATCGCGTAAAATAGACGAAGAATATTATTATCATAAAGGCTCTTATAAAGAAGATGATACATTGTCTCACAAAGAGAAAAAATCTTTAAATAAAAAAACAGAAGCTGGTGAATCAAATAAATACAAAGATAATTTTATAGGATTAATTGAATCAAATATAAAAGCATTTTTTAAAGATAGAATTGTAGAACAAGGATTTAGAAAAGCTTTTAAGGGCAATTGGGGTTCTGAAGCACACACAAAACGTTTAGGTGCTGTTCAAGATTTAAATAGATTAAGTTGGTACACATTTATTTCTCATTTACGTAAGATAAATTTACCATTAGATTCAAGTGCAAAGGTTGTTGGTCCTCGTTTATTAAATTCATCGCAATGGGGTTTTATTGATCCTATTGATACACCTGATGGTGGTAATATTGGTTTACATAAACATTTATCTATAAGTACATATGTAACGAGTGGTTCATCTGGAAATCCTATTATAAAATGGATTCGTTCAAATACACCATTACGTTTAATACTTGAATGTAGTCCAGAACAAATCGCAAATTCATCAAAAACATTTGTAAATGGTTCTTGGATTGGTGTAACAGATACACCATTTGAATTAGTAAAATTACTTAAATTATATAGACGAAATGGTATATTGCCTGTTTATACAAGTTTATCATTTGACATTGAACATAATGAAGTTTATATATACACTGATGCTGGTAGATTAACAAGACCAATTTATTACATTGAAGATAATAAATTAAGTTATGAAAGAAAAGATATAATTAGTTCTCTAGAAAAAGACACTATTTCATGGGAGAATATTATTTCTGGGTTTATGACAAAATCAGATGAAGGGTACCATACTAAAAATAATATGATTTATGACATTAGTAAATTATATCAAAATATAGGTCATTCTAGAGAAGAAGTATTTAATAAACTAAAAAAAAATCAAGCATTACTTGATTATATTGACACAGCTGAAGAAGAAACATCAATGATAGCTATTACACCTGAAGATTTAAAGAAAAGTAAATATTATACTCATATGGAAATTGACCCATCATTGATTTTAGGTGTTATGAGCAATTTAATTATTTATCCTGAAAATAATCCAGTTACTAGAAATTCTTTTTCGTGTGGGCAAAGTAAACAAGCAGTTTCTGTTTATCATTCAAACTATCAAATGCGTATTGATAAAATGGGTGTCATCCTTAACTATGGTCAAACTCCGCTTATTAAATCTAGATACTTAGATTATATTAATAGAGAAGAACAACCTTATGGTGTTAATGCTATTGTAGCAATTATGTCTTATACTGGTTACAATGTAGAAGACGCTATTTTGATAAACGAAGGTTCTATTTTACGCGGTTTATTTAGAACGACATATTATTCCATGTATGAAGCGAAAGAAGAGAGTTCAAAAGTAACTGGAATGAACAATTCTAAGTTTGCTAATATTGAAAAAAATAATGTAATCGGTAAAAAGAAAGGTTATGATTATAGTTTTTTAGATGATTATGGATTAATTAGAGAGAATACTGAATTAAATGATAAAATGATCGTTATAGGAAAAATTAACTCTAATTTAGATAACAAAGAATCATGGATAGATGATTCAGTAAAACCAAAAAAAGGACAACTTGGTTATGTAGATAAATCATTTATTACTCTTGGAGAAGAAGGATTTAATGTAGCAAAAGTACGTTTGAGAGAAGAAAGAATACCAGCAATTGGTGACAAAATGGCGAGCCGTGCAGGACAAAAAGGGACAATAGGTCTCATAATTCCTGAAGCTGATATGCCTTATTTAGAAGATGGAACGAGACCAGACTTAATAATTAATCCACACGCTCTTCCATCTCGTATGACTATTGGTCAAATTGTTGAAAGCATGTTTGGTATTGCTTGCGTAAGTTATGGTGGGTTTGGAGATTGTACTGCATTTCAAGTAAAAGGTTCTAATTATGATACATATGGTCCGATGCTTACTAAAGCTGGGTTTAATCATACTGGTAATCATATTATGTATAATGGCATGACAGGTGAACAGATTCAATCTAATATTTATATGGGTCCAACATATTATATGCGTTTAAAACACATGGTTAAAGATAAAATTAATTATCGTGCTCGTGGTCCAAATCAACAACTAACTAGACAACCTGTTCAAGGTAGAGCTAATGATGGTGGATTGCGTATCGGTGAAATGGAACGTGATGGAATTTGTGCTCATGGATTAGCTTACTTTTTAAATGAGTCATTCTTAGTTAGAGGCGATGAATACTATATGGCCGTTTGTAATAAAACTGGATCTATTGCCATTTATAATGAAGCTAAGAATCTTTTCTTAAGTCCTTATTCAGACGGACCTATTAAATTTCATACTAATCCTGATGGAACAATGAATATCAAAAATCTTACCAAATTTGGTCGTTCATTTAGTTTATTAAGAATACCTTATTCTTTTAAACTACTTATTCAAGAATTACAAGTCATGAATATACAAATGCGCATTATTACAGATGAAAATATAGATCAACTTTTAAGTATGTCTTATTCTAATAATATTAATAAATTATTACATAATAATGATGAAAGAGATACTCTAAAAACAGATAAATTAATTAAAGAATATGTAAAGAAAATGAATAACATTCAGTCAAAAACACAACAAGGTTATATAGCAGATTCATATCAATCATTACCAACGCCAGTTGAAGAAGAAGATATTAAAACAATAGATTTATCGTCTCAAGGATTTATTCCTAAAGAATCACAATCTTCACCACTTTACGCACCATATTCACCAGGTTATGTTCCTGATTCTTCGACACCTAATGTTCCTGATTCTTCACCAGGTTATGTTCCTGAATCTTCACCACCTAATGTTCCTGAATCTTTGCCTCCTAATGTTCCTGAATCTTCACCACCTAATGTTCCTGAATCTTTGCCACCTGATGTTCCTGAATATTTACCTCCTGAATCTTTACCTTCTGATAAATCTGAGAGTATTTTAGAATTACCAAAAGAAACTGAAGAAGAAAATAAAACTGAAACAAAAGATGAAATATCTTCATCTGATTCTAGTGAAACAAAAATAATTAATATTCCGACTGAAGATATTTCTATTTCAAGTGAAACAAAAAAAATAATAATTTAAAAATACAATTATATAGTTTATACACACTTCATACTCAAGGTAAATTAAGCAAAAATTAAGCAAAATTTATACAAATTAATTATTTAATATGTTTTTTAACATATTAAATAAAATTGAGATAAAAATAATAGATTATGAATATAGTATAATATAATATGGCAAATACAAACACAAGTGTTCTTATTTCTCAAATTTATCAATCCAGAAAAAATGTTCTGGAACTTATGGACAAACAAGGGTTTGATATATCAGGTTATACAAACTTTAGTGTAAGTGAAATTAATGCTATGAAGCAAAATAATCAATTAGACATGCTTTTAGAATCAAAACCTAAAACAGATGGAGAAAAAACTTCTAATGGAAACAAAGTATACATTCGTTATTATTTTGCAAAAACTATTAGACCTACAAATGTTCAAGAAATGATTGATGATTTGTTTGTGTTAACAGAAACACTAAAGAAAAGTGATACATTATATGTAATTATAAAGGATAATGTTAATGAAACTCTTATTAATGAATTAAAACATATTTGGGAAAGAGACGGAATCTTTATTATTATTGAAAGTATAAAATGTCTACAATTTAATATTTTAAAACACGTATTAGTGCCGGAACATCGTGTTATGGAAGAAAATGAAGTTATTGATATTATAAATAAGTATAATATTACAGAAAAGTCACAATTTCCTGATATATCAAGATTTGACCCAGTTGCTAGAGCAATTGGAATAAGACCTGGACAGGTTTGTAATATTATAAGACCTAGTAAGACATCTATTAAAACTAATTATTATAGAATTTGTGTATAAACAAGTTTGTTTTTATAAATAAATATAAAAAATATTTTATATGGAAATTATAGAACCAATCAAAAAAGGTTTTACAATTTATAGTAAAAGTGGTTGTCCAAATTGTACATCCGTAAAAAAATATATTAAAGAAACAAATTTTTTATTAACCGAAATAAATTGTGATGAATATATTTTGGAAGATAAGGAAGAGTTTTTACAATTTATAGAAAATAAAGCAGAAACAAGTTATAAAACATTTCCGATGGTTTTTTATGACGGAAAATTTGTAGGAGGTTTAACACATACAATAGAATTTACAAATAAATTATTATCATTTTTTGAAGATATTTTTTAATATATTCTTAAATTATATTAATGGAACTAGAGAATGATAATTTTACAAAAACAATCAAATATAAAGAAAAAATTAATGAACTAGATAGCGGTGTTAATTTGCTTTTAGATGAATTTAAAAAACTTTACGTTATAAAAAATATGTATCCTAATGATGAGGAATATCAAAATCTATATGAAAATATTATTAATAATTTAGAATCTGTATTATCAAAATTATTTTCTATTTCAAATGAGGTACAAGTAAATATAGATAAATTAAATAAACAATTATTTGAATTTGATGATTTAATTAGAAGTGAAAGAGATAAAAATAAAGAGTTAAAAATAAAACTAGGAATAGTCGAAAATAAAAGCAATGCTACATTTGAAATGATAAGTGATTATAAAGATATTTATGCTAAAAGATATTTACGTAATTGGTCTTTGTTATTAAGCTCAATAATTTGTATTGTAGCTATAGGAACAATTTATAAAAAACAAGGAGTTTAATTTTAAATTTTAATTTATTTTTTAAATTTAAATGCTTAATTTTACAAAAATACCACTACATCCACTACAAATTAAGATAAACTTAAATTACACAAATGAATCAATTAGAAAAATAACTGAGAAATATAATTTAGAGAAAAACAAACCTACAATCAAAAATCCATTAGCAGTAGATGAAGATGATGCAAAACCTAATTTAAATTTTTATAATTTTTTATTATTTCTCTCTATTTCAACAATTTCAATTTATTTTTATAAAAGACTCAACTAATATATATATATAAGATGAGTAATTATTCAACAATTGATTTAGAAATTTTGAGACAAAAATATAGCAACCTTCTAATACAATATAAAAGCGCAGTAGCAGATTACGTTAATTATTTACAAACAAACTCTAATATAAATAAACAACAATTAGTAACAATAAAAGGTCAAGCATTTAATGGAACCGGCAGCGCTGGTCAAAGTTCAGCAACGACATTACGTAATTGTGTTGCTTCATGTTCTAATTCTAAAAAATGTACTGGAGCAACATTTATTTCAAATAAATGCGAAATACGGACAGGTGATTCACCCATTGTTATATCATCCAAAAACTCTTACGCAATTATTCCAAAAGGCAAACAATTATTACTCAATATGGA